TTGGAGCTTCACCACCATTCCACTCCTCTGTCACAGCAGAACCATCAACTGTCCAGTTAGCAGAGTAACCAGCAGCAGCAGCACTCGTGATAACTGTGACTGATACTGTATCACCAACATTCAATTTATGTGGTTGATCTGCTGATATAGTAACCAATTTTGTACCAGTATCATAAGTACAAGAACTGATAAAACTTGGATTCCTATTATAACCAAAATCATCTCTTGTTAATGTATTATTCTTTGTGAAATCACCATCAGTTCTAACACCTGTTGTAGTAGATTCTTGAAGAATAAATCCACTTTCAGGATTCTTTGAATTAGTCAATTCTTTTGGAATCGACATTCTTAACTTATAAATTTTATCATCTAAATTTCTAGTATCAGCAATCCTTGTAAAGAATGTAGGTTCTGTTCTATCCTCAGTTACACTTCCTAAGTTACTATAGATTGAACTATTGTTATTTGTTTTAATATACCAAGAGTTATTATTCTTATCCCATTGAATTGGATGTCCAACATCTCCAGAAGATTTGTCAGTAACTCTACTCAATACTTTAAGATTAGATCCACCATATACATTAATCTCTTGATCAGAATCAGCATTAGTTTTAGAAGATGCTAATTTAAATTGACTATTAGAAACCCATATAACATAATATACTGTATCATTTTTAATATTTTCTGGAAGATCTCCATCAGTACTCTGTATAATAACTTTTTCACCTGTAGCAAGTGAGTGATTTCCACTTACTAAAGAAAATACATTATTAGATGGTGCGTTTATATTATATTCTTTTACACTAGAAGTATTTGTACTTCCATCCTTATTAATCATATAAATGGATGCTTCTCTAGCAACACCACCAATATGAACAAATAATTTATCATTCTTTTTAGCACCTATCCGATAACCTTGTGTTAAGAAAGGTGGTTTAATATTCTCATCATTAAACCCATACAAATAAAGACTACTATTAATACCTACTGCAGTTGTCACTCCTGTATTAATTGATAACCAATCAATGTTTTCTTCTGTTGATGAGATTGATCTAGGAGTTATAATATGAGTTAGATATGCTTTATCATCTTTTTCAAAAGCATCCCTTTTAAATCCATCAGCAACTAAAGCCAACTGACCAAAGTTGGAGTTAGAGTTAGTAATTGAAGCATCACCACCACTTTCGGCATTAAAGTGTTTATTATATCCAATAGCAAATACAGATACTATTTGTAAAATAGCATCATTAGAAATAGTAACGTGAGCAGTCTCCCATCCACTTCTATAAATTGCGTCAGAATCTAAATGATATGCTGTATTTGGATTTGTTGATGATGAATTTAATGATAATGTAGTTCCATAAGATGTATCAACTGTTGCTGGACTATAATTTCTATTAGATTGACTATACTTAACAAATGCTCTATCATCTTTTTGAAGCGAAATACCAGTAAACTGGGCAACAACCATTGATTTAAATCCTGTTGATTTGTTACCATCAGCAACCATACCATTCATACCATAAACTGATCTCAATGAACAGTTAAAGATATAAGGTGAAGATCCATCTACTGTATCAGTTTCAACAGTAACAATAGCATTAAGAACATTAGTTGCTGGAGTATCTAATTCATTATCATAAGTTGGAAGTGAATATTTAAATACTTTAGGATTTGTAGCATCAACTTCAGTAACTTTTGCTGATATATTATATGCCGCTGGTTCAACATTTTGTATCTTGATAGGAGTTCCTACTTCAAGATTATGATTTGTTAATGTAGTTACAGTAACTGAGTTTGAAGGTACACCATTACTACCTGATTCTACTTTTGTTAATCTAATAGAATCATTAGCAAATGCTCCAACAATTTCATATTCAGGTCTTCTAGATTTGAATCCTTCAGTACTTGCTGGATATTTCTCTTCAACATTTCTAGTAGAAGCAGCATTATAAGCTGTAGATAACTTATAATAATACATGTCAAGATCAGTAGTTCCAGATCTTGCCCACTTATTTACACCATCAGCATATTCAAAACATGTTAATTTATGGTGAGAAAATGTTGGTTTTGATATGTTAGTAGTTGATGTAAACTCAGAATTATTTGTATAAACTAAACTACTGTCATCACCATCAAAAATAGAGAATTGCCAGAAATAGCAACCACCAGTTATTCTGAATATAGCAGACTTTGGTGTATCATTAGTTGGGTTTGGTACATATTTTGGTCTTATCTTTGTCTTTCTTAAATCTAATCCAACAATAGATACACCTCTTGGTACAATTACACCACCATGAATACTATTAAATTTATAAAGTATATTATTTTCTTGACTTAAATCAAAAGTAGAATCTAATGATAAATTAAATACATCTGCGTTTACCTGAGATCCTGCAGGACTTACACCTTTTGCTCCTCCAGAGTTCTCTATTCCATATCCTGGCCTATTGTCAACTATATGCTCACCTGGCATTAAGAGAATAGTTGTTTTCTCTATAGCATCATTATTATTACCTATATTATAAGAAAATCTAGCTGCCTCAATAAGTGCTCTTTGAAGAGTCTTAAATGGTCTAGTTTGTGAATTTCCCTCGTTAGTGATACTATCCGTAGAATCTAAATCACTTGGACTAACGTATAGAATACGACCTTCTACATTCTTGAGAAAATTATCTAACTTATTCAGTGGCATGAGTCTACTGATTTATAAAACATTGCTATGTTCTATTTAGTAGGTTAACTTTCGGCACCTCCACCAGTCCTTAAAAGACGTATCCATTCTTCTTCACTTATTTCTTCTTTTTTCTTTTCTCTTTTAATATCATCGTGAAGACGTTTCAAAGCTTCAGCATTTTTATCCATTAAAATCTCCAATCCCTCGATATTTATACATCAGTATATACCAATCTATCTTCAGGGCAAGTGGCACGAACAACACTCAACACATTCATGAATTGTTCTGTATTATCGCATACAATTTCCTTAGTATCTCCTTCATTTGAATAGAGATAAAAAGTTTTCTTGGTGGGGTCAACCACACATTTCATTAAATATTCTTCATCCATCCACGCAGTAATATGACTCATTCAGAGTATATCACATGATATATCATGTGTCAAGTTACAATACAAATTTTTCTGGCCAAGTGAAAGATGTTGGAAATCCTACTTGTTTTGTAAGATCCAATAAAGCAGTTCTATAAGCTTTTACTTTATCTTGCTGTTCTGTAGTCATACTGTCCCATCTTAAAGGATTTGATACTATTCTGTCAACATGCTCCATAAGTCTAGTATCCCTTTCATCTCTAATTTCATCAGCATACATTTTGTCTATTTGCTCTTGAGGAACAGTATTCCAATCACCCTTTGTAAAATTCCATGTATGAAGTGGTGTTGGTCTCAATCCAACTTCTATTGTACCTTCAGGATATGATGCAATCATATCAGGAGGGGGATCACTTATTGTTACCCAATATTCTCCATCTGGAGATACAAAACCATGTTCAGCCATTTTTAAAACCTCCTATAAAATTAACGAAATTCTGACCAAGTACGATACCCAGTCGTACAATAATAATGTCCAACTGGACAAATTGGAAAATTACCACTTTCTGATGGGTCACCACCAGTACTAATAACTACAGTATTGTTAGCATTGTTTTGATCTTTCATCCTAACACTTTTAGAAGTATGCATCGCAATACCTAATTGTATTGGTCTACCTGTAGTATTCTGATACCAAGTATTGTTACCTCTACTTATACCAGATCCGTTCCAATACCATCTTTGGATATTATTATCAGTATCACCAGCATTACCATAATACTGAACTCCTATATCCATATGGGTTTGGGTGCCAGCATTTTTAAAATTAAGTGACATTTCAATTACTCTCAAACTCCGACCAGGTTCTATAACCTGTTGTTTTATAGTCATCACCATGTTTTACGATAAAACAATTTGATGCTTCTGATGGATCACCACCAGTCGCCATAATAGTAGTACCATTACCACTACTAGCAGTTCTCACTGAAATACTCTTAGAAGTAAACATTCCAATACAAACCATCATTGGTCTACCAGTACTATTACTATACCAAGTATTGTTATTTCTAGCAGGACCATCAGTGCCTCCTAAGTTACGTTTTCTTTTCCATAAACCAGGAGATGTATTTGTTGCTATTGGTGCGTTAGCTTGAGCATAATTAGCACCACCTTGATTGTTATTTTTAAAACTTATTCCCATTAGTAGAGTTCCCTCCATCTTCTATTACCATTAGCACAATAATAATGTCCTGGAGGAACAATAAAAGCATTAAGACCTTCAGAATAATCACCACCTAACATAGCAACTCTTCTTTTATTGCCAGTTGTAGATCCAATCCATACACATTGATTCCTAAACATAGCAATACCAATTTGAATTGGATGACTCTGAGTATTTTGATAGTTTGTTCCAGTACTTCTACTCGGACCTCTCCATCTTATATTATCCATACCAAATCCACCAGAAGTACCTTGACATCCAGCATAGTTATTGTTGCCAGTATTATCGTAAAAAATAGTCATTCTTTAATTTCGGTGAGATTAAATTTGTACTTTTTACCATTTCGATTATTTATCAAGAATAAATCTTCCTCACCCTCTTGTATTGTCCATTCACCCCATGTTCCGTCTACATCATTACCTCCTTTATCTTTTTTAGACTCATTTGAAAGTTTAAGGTCATTAATATAAAGATTATTCCAACGATTACCTGAATTACCTAAGTCATAAGTATCTCCTAGATTAGGAACCCAACTTTTACTAACCATCATATTAGTACCATCCGCGAAGATTCTTCCTGAATTATCAACAGTTGAACCATCTGAAACATGAAAATCAATATATCTACCAACTTCCATCACACCATCAGCAGCAACCCATGGCATAACACCATATCTATTTCCAGATGATGAAGGAGGCATACTATGGAAATTACCATTAAAATTACCAGTATAAGAAGTGGCATATAAATCACCACTACTGGAATTAAAGGTTAAATTAGTTCCTGTCTTAGGACCTAAATCTCCAGTTGCAGCAGTAACAAATACAGGAAAGCAAGTTGTATCACTACTTTCATCAGCAACAGTTATTGCATTCGCAGTTCCTCCTCCTCCTGTTGGTTTTTGCCATCTTTTCTTAGCATCATTCCACTCATATGTTATACCATCATAAGTGTAAGTATCGCCATCACTAGGGCTATTTGGAAAATTTAAAGCCATAACTTATATTTTTTTAAGTATTTATTCATTCTATTAAATATTTGGAAGGTTTTGGTTCATATGAAAATAGAGTAGCAATTAAAACTATTCTAGGTAAATTTTCAGGTAATTCCAAATAATGCTCTCCAGTAAATAACATACATTTATCTTCTTCTGGTTCAACAGACTCATTTTCTATAAAAGTTTTACCTTTATTATTTGTTGTTAGATATAATAAAAAATTATAATGTGGAAAATCATGATCCTGATGGGGCATTGATAATTGACATCCAACACATGGATAAGTTAAATTTACACACATTCTTAAATAAAACCATCTATTTAAAAATGGTACATCATTATTCAAAATTATTTCATCAACAACATTTATTGCTAAATCAGTTTCTGAAGAAACATGCTTAGTAAATCTAGAATGTTCTGGTCTATATAAAATAGCATGACCAAAAAAGGGTTGATCTATATGTCCATATGAATCTGGGACTCTCATGTCTACAGAAATTTTAGTTGAACTTTCTTTATAATACCATGGAAATTTATCACTCAAAATCCTATCTTTTAATTCTTGATATCCTTCAGTACAAGGGTTATTTAAATAATGAATCATGAAAATAAATAATCCTCCACAACAACATAATCTAATTCAGTTTCTCTTAAAATCTTAAGAGATTCATAAATTGTAGATAATATTGGTTTACCTCTAGTATTAAATGAAGTATTCAATAACACATTTGTATCAGAAATCTTACCAAATTCAGTAAGTAACTCATAGAAATGTGAATGTGATTCTTCTGTAACTGTCTGAAGTCTTGCTGTACCATCCACATGAGTGATGGATGGAAGTGTATCTACTTTAACCTTCACAGCAAAACTCATATACTCCATATTCTCAAAGTCTCTAGACTCAAAATACTTATGAGCATCTTCTTTCTTACAGAAAGGAGCAAAAGGTCTATACCATTCTCTAAATTTTACTTTAGAGTTTAGTATATCTTTCATGTCAGCAATATTAGGATCGCATACAATAGAACGGTTCCCCAACGCACGAGGTCCAACTTCGGAATCACCATAGACCAACCCAACAATCTTTCCATCTTTAATCAACTCCGCAATCTCTTTTTTATTTACCTTAACGGCATTATGTATTCTAACATATTCTTCTAATTTGTGTTGATCCATTAACGGAAGTCCTGAATATGTGACATTTACTCTTTGTTTTGGTTTTTCATAGGCAAATATATGACCTAAAGATAATCCACCATCATGAGGATTGGGTGGAATATATATTGGTCTATCATATTTTTCTTTAAGTTTCTCGTTAGTTACAACATTTAAAGCACACCCTCCTGTTAAAATCAATGGAATATTAGAATCACATTTTTCTAACTCAAAAAATACAATTTTTTCTATTATTTTTTGTATAGTGTATGCTATATCATATCCTTCTTGACTCTCATATACCCAACTATCAGAAATATCTCCATCATCTTCTGGTACAACAATATATTTATCATCAGGTATTTCATCCAATTCATACAATTCTTCATACCCTTCTCTTTTATTTCTATTCATAAATCTACAATAAGTATCATATTTTTTCTCATTAAACTTACCATACGCAGATAATCCCATTAATTTACCAGGATAAGATCTTCTTAATTTACTATTTTGAATAATTTCCTTAATTAGAGATCCAGTCATCCAATATCCTGCTCCAATATTAATAGGTAATTTTTTAATTAATTTTACACCATCACTATCACCTTTATAAAGATTAAAAGACTCAGACATACCACCACCATCATACGATAAAATCAATGCTTCATCAAAAGGTGATTGATAAAAACCACAAGTAGCATGTGAATAATGATGATTCTCTATAGATAGATATTTCTTACCATTAAATATATTTTTTATAAGAGAAGTAGATTCACTTCCTTTCCACTGTGGAGTTATTAATACTGCTTCATAATCATTTTCAATACCCCAGAATCTAGTAGCAAGATCTTGACAATCTTCTAAAATTTCACGAGCACATCCAAATTCAATTGAATAATATCTAAGACCTAAAAATCTTTCCAATTCAATTATATAATATTGATTTCTTTCTCTATGATAAAAAGAAATATTGGCATCATGCCTATCAAAAATACTAATAATATTACCAGACATAATATTCAATACCAATTCATATTTAAAATAATTCTACGTTTTTCATCAGTACATGTAGCACTAGCGTGCCATAATTTAGGAGAGAATACAGCAAGACGATTAGCAACACTTTCTATTTTTGTACCATCTTCCATAAGAGTATATCCATTATTTGTATTCAAATAATATATTCCTATTCTATAAGGATCTTTATCTGGTTTACATCCATTTGGTCTATCTCTATGTAATTTTCTTTCATGATGTACTTCTGATCTCATTTGTAAATTTGCTTTACATCTCAATAAAGATCTAAATCCTATTTTATCCATAAGATATTTTAGATGGTCAAAAAATGGACTAGCAATCGTATGATCAGCATAAAAAATATGAACAAATTGATAATTATTAACACTATTATCATCTTCACCAGGACGATAACTGGTAGAATTTCTATAATACCATGGAAATTGTGTATCATCTTGATATTCCTTCAAATGAGGTCTATCTTCATGATGTGAAAAAAATACAGACTCTAATCTATGAAATTCATCCTTTTCTAAAAAATTATCAATAATTTCAATCATTTTTTCATCCCTTTCAATAATATATTATAGCATAAAAATTAAGAAGGTCTAGTAGGCCAAGTTACATTTTTTGGATCTGATGTATTTGCTGGCAAATCCCGTAATTGTTGTCTATATGTTTTCCATTCTTCTATTTTAGATTCATATGGACCACCAGGAAGTATTTTCCAATCCGATGCTTTCAGTTTTGCATTTCGTTTTTCTCGCAAATCATCCCAAGATGTATCTACTATTACCTCTGTAGACGAAAATACTCTAGTGGCAGGATCATATTTCCATCCAATTTCCACTGGATACTCAAATACTTTTGTTATTGTATCTCCAAAATTCGATTCTTCTTCATTATCAATAACAAAAGAAAATGTAGTAGTACCAATTCCTACAGCAGTATATCCAAA